TAAAGGTAAAAGATTAAACATTAAACATAAAAAAAGTGGAAAAGATTCAGCTTCATTCCGTTCTCCCACAGGTTTTTGCCCAGCGCAACGACCTGGATTCGGAGATATGGAAGCAGGATGTTACCTTCGAGAAAGGTCATCTTTATCTTATCGAGGCAGAGAGTGGCAGCGGAAAGAGTACTTTCTGTAGCTATGTGCTCGGCTATCGTCACGACTACAGCGGAAGCGTGATGTTCGACAATGATGTTACCGCCAACTACAAGGTGAAAGACTGGGTAGAGATGCGCAAGCGTCACATCAGCCATCTCTTTCAGGAACTCCGTCTCTTCCCTGAGCTTACTGCCCTGGAGAATGTAGAAATTAAGAACAAAATAACCGGATTCAAGACGCGTGAGCAGATTCTTAAATGGTTTGATATGCTCGGTATTGCTGATAAGGTAGATGCCAAAATCGGCAGAATGTCGTTCGGACAGCAGCAGCGTGTGGCAATGATGCGTGCGCTCTGTCAGCCTTTCGATTTCATTCTGGCTGATGAGCCTATCAGTCACCTCGACGACAACAATTCGCGCATCATGGCAGATATCATGATGACTGAAGCGAAGGAGCAGGGGGCTGGCGTTATCGTAACCAGTATAGGTAAACACATGGACTTAAACTATGAACATATATTTAGATTATGAATCTGGTTTGGAAATTAGAAATCATATTTTCGTAATTATCTGATATTTGAAGAGCTAGCGTAAATGATTGATTTCTAGACAGTCAGAAGTATAGTGTTTTAGAAACGTTTGACACGTTAAACGTGACAAATGAGAGCGTTTGTTTTGAAATAGCTTTGAAAATAAAATAACTATGGCTACATTTAAAATTGTTGTTCAACATCAGAGGTCAGATGGTTTTTACCAAGTGTATATTCGAATGACTCATAATCGTAGGTCGCTTTATATTAAGACGAACAAGATGGTGGGACAGAAAGGCATCGTGAAGGGTTCTCATGATGTGAAGGATTCTTTTGTGCTAAATCCACTGAACCAAATTATTGAAGAATGGATGTTCAAGCTTAATAAGCTAGACATCCGTTCTTGGAGTGCTGAACAGGTTAGGGACTATCTAGAACAGGACGATGCAGATGTGTGTTTCTCAGACTTTGCAAGAGAATATATTGATGAGTTGTCTGAAACATTGAAACCTCAGTCTCTTGTAAATTATCGCAATACCCTGAATAGTATAGAAAGATATTGTGGTTCTGAGAAGGTAATGTTTAGTGAATTGAACACCAAACTAGTGCAAGGATGGATAGATAGTATGAAGGATTCCAAGGCAAAGAAATCTTACTATCCTCAGTTCCTAAAAAAGATGTTCAAGGCAGGTGTGGCTAAATATAATGATTATGATAACGACATCGTAAGGATAAAAGTGAATCCTTGGACTAAAGTAGAGTATCATAAGCATGCTATTCCCAAAAAGCGTGCTATCTTGATGGAGGATTGCAGAAGAATTTTTTCTGTGATTCCTTCTTCTAAGACGGAATGCTTGGCTGTGGATGTGTGCAAGATGGTATTGTGTCTTGCCGGAATCAATGTGGCTGACCTGTATGAAATGAAGAAGGTTGACTATTACGATGGTATTTTGCATTACAAGCGACAGAAGACACGAACGGTTAGAGCTGACGAAGCTTATATAGAAATGAAAGTACCAGATATGCTCATACCTACCATGATGAAGTATTTCTCAGATAAAGAAGACCCTTATCTGTTTAATTTTCACAAAAGCTATGGGTGTAGCAGGTCGATGGATGGTAATTTGTGCATATTCCTAAAGAAATTCTGTGTGAATACATTGAAGGATAGTGAATTGAAGATAACACCTTATACTTTTCGCCATACTTGGGCTACCATAGCTCAAAATGATATTGGTGCCAATTATGAAGAGATAGGTTTTGCGATGAATCACATCAGTACTCATAAGATTACAATGGGATACGTGAAGCCTGATTTCTCTAGAGCCTGGGAACTGAATGAGAAGGTGGTGGAGAAGATTTTCTTTACCAATGACCCAAGCAGACGAATACAGGAGTATCATGCGCCTGTTTTTGAAAAGGTGGAGGAAACCTTTGAACTCAGTGCCGATGCCTTCTATATGGGCGAGGTGGTGGCTCATGTGGAAGGCATGGGCTACCTGAACACGGATGATATTATCCAGCAACTGATGGATAATATCAATGATACAGTGCCTAAGAACTGTACTATACAGATTAAGGTGAAGAATATCACTAAAGACCAGACGAAGTATTTTGAGCGCATGAGGGATAAAAAGTAGCTAATATATCTTAAAATTGTGCCAATAAAACTTAATATTTGACGGATTCAGTCAATTTCATACCATAGGGTAGTCTTCTCTAAAGTAGCAGAAATTTTAGAGAGGGCTACCCATTTTTCGTATTTAGCCATTATTAACAATCTTAAGATTCTTGATGTTGATGGTGGTCTCCTGTTTCTCAAATTTCTCTTCCAGCTCCATGAAGGACTCTTCCACGGACAGGCTTCGATGCTCATCATTGTTGAATGATATGGATTGAAGCTTTGGAGCAACGTATGGGAGGAACTTTGCTACTATAGCCAAGCGTCCGGCAGGTTCTTCTATCTGCATGAGGTCATTGGCGAGAGAGTAGCCTTTTTCATTGATGCCGTTGAAATAGCCAGTGATGGCATCGCTAAGGCTTTCACGTACCGTTTTCGTTATCTTGTTTGCCGTGCCGGCCTTGCGTCCACCAGTCTTCTTTCGCTTTGGTTTCGGCTCATTGTTATTATCTTTTTTTGTTGCCATATTCTAAGAATTTAAATGATTACTGATAGTTTTCGGGTGCAAATATAGTGAAAAATAACGAAACTTGTTGTTCAAGTTGCGCAACTTATCACAGATAGGCGAGAAAAACGCATTACTTTAGCACTGTTTAAACATTAAATTCGAATTTTATGGGACTTATAGGAAGTATTGCTGGTGGCGTTACCTCAGCTGTAGGTGGTGCTCTAGCAGCCAAAAAACAAAATGCTGCATACAACGAATACATCAAGACCTTTGAGAATCGTATGCAGCAGGTGAAGGACCACCGTGATAATCTTTATTATCAGGACCCGACACAGACAGCCGAGAACCAGGTGGCAGTGACCAACGCCCAGAAGGTGCTGGATAATGCAACGCAGAAAGCCAAGAATACCAACATCGTGAGTGGTGGTAGTGATGAATCTGTGGCACTGAGCAAACAAGCAGCCAATGAGCAAGTGGGCAACATGATGCAACAAGCTGCTGTGCAAGGTGCCCAACAGAAAGAGAATGTATGGAACACCGCAGATTCTCAGATAGACCAAATGACCAACTACATTGCTACCGCCAAGAAGGAAAAGGGTTTGGCTCAGGCGCAAGCCATTCAAGGTGCAGCTAGTGGTTTGGCTAGTGCTGCAAGTAGTTTGCCGTGGTAAGGAAAGGAGGTAGATATGGGATTTATGAGTGACGATTTAACTCCAAAGCGTCCAGCTACGGCTGTGACACCTATAACCGATTTTCCATCCAATGATGATGGGCAGTCAGCACCATCTGAGCCAGCAACTTCTTCTTCTGTGCAGACACCGACACAGCCAAGTGGGGATAGTGCAGCAGCACAAGCTACTTCTACAACTGCAACAGCTCCAATAGATACAAATGGATTGGTGGTTGGTAATCAGCCATCCTTCACTCAGCAACCAACCGAGGAAGTAACCGAGGTAACTCCAAACCAAGGTATTTCGATTGATTGGAGCAAGCCTTATGCCGATATAGAGCAGAATCCTCTCTTGCAGCAGATGAAGCCTTATGACATCATGAGGGACTTCGAGAAGAATGGCAATGGCGATTGGGCTTCTTTTATGCCATGGCTTCAATCTCTTGGTGATGTGGATAAGACTGTAGCAGCCAATGCTGCTTTGCAGAAGAAAGCCGAGAGGCAAGCCAAATGGGAACAGTTGGGCAACCTCTTCCAACATATCGGTAACTTCTTCGGCACAGTCATCGGTGCTCCTGAGCAGAAAGTAGAATCAGCCCAAGCATTGACGGAACGCCAACGTAAGCTAAGGGAAGGCACTGATGCCCTTCGTCAGAAAGGCTATGACCAGATGATGGTGAACATCTGGAAGGATAGAGCCAATAAGCAAGCTCAGATGCAAGCAGAGGCAGCAGCCAAGGCTAATGAAGCCCTTGCTGCTTATCGTGGTTCGCAGAAGAACCAGGTTGATGCTCTTACTCCTGTTAAGGTTGATGAAGCTACTCAATCTGCAAGACAGCATTCGACTGGTGCTGATTTAAATGAGGCGAAGAAAAAGACGGAAGACGAGTTGAGGGGTAAGAAGGGCGACTTACTAACAGCCCAAGCCAACAATGCCAATGCAGGAGCAGCTGACAAACGTTCTCATATAGGTGTGAACAATTCTACTATTGCCAAGAACAATGCTCAGACGCAGAAGACAAACAGGGAAAATGCTGATAACAAGGAAGCGGACGATTTCAATACCAACTATGTGAACGACCCTGTTTTCAAGAAGCATGTGAATGAATGGGCTACACACAATGGTATGAATATCGGTGGCAATACTGATGGAAGAGGTGGAACTTGGGCTAACAAGTACAATCGCCAACAGGCATCCGCTTATGCTAGGGCTAAGATGGCTAAGGAGGGAAAGAAACGAATTGTTCGCCCTTATGGTGGAAAAACAGCCAAGGGAACTTCGAGCACAAAGGTAGATTATTCTAAGTATCAAAGAAAATAACATAATATATGGCAGACAAAGACAACAAATCTAAGTTGACTTATCACGTATGGGATAAGGACAACAACGAGTATGACATCCCAGACGAGGTTGTTCAGCAGCGAGGCATGGATAACTTCGCCAAGGACTTCGAGGGTGGCTATATCACCAGGTTTGACGATAAGAAGCAGAAGGTGGATGTGCCTATCGAGGATGTGGGAGAATATCGTAAGCAAGGTTACATTTGGTATGATACCAGTGGAAACGCTACCCCTATCAACGAGGTAGGCAAGAAGCCTTCTCCTTCTTCATCTTCTCAGGGAACAGAACAGTCTCAATATCCTCAGGAGGTACTTGATGCTTTCAACTCTCCTGACAACAAGCCGGGCAACTTCAAGGACTTGGCACAGCTGAATGATGAGTATCAGCGAGGCGAGCTAAAGAAGCCTAGCTTGATTTCGCAAGCACTCGGCATGATGCCGAAGGTGGATGCAGGTAATATCGGTAGGGAGCAGAAAATGGGTGGCATGATTACCAGTACGCTTCTTGGTGGTAATGAGCAGCAAGCACAGACGATGCAGCAGCCACAAGACAATAATCAGCAGGTGCAGCAGACCGCACAGGGGAATGCTAGCCAAGAACAGAAGCAGGAGCCAGCTCCTTCTATCCCTAGCGTAGTGAACGACAATACTTTGATGGATGCCAAGTTTGCTAACTATCTTGAAGATTGGAAGAAGCGACCAGATAAGGAAGGCAACTATTTTGAGAACTTCGTGGCTGACCTTGAAGCTGACGGTATGAATCCAGATGAGGCTCTTGAAGCTACTCGTAGTGCGCAGAACAGATATGCTAATCGTTCGGCCATTGAAGTAACCAATAAGGTTGTTTCTGCTTTGGCAGATGATACAGTACAGGATGCCGAAAAGAATATCGAGGCTCAATGGTATAGCCATGATGTGCAAGATAAGTTGAAGCAGGAGGCTTCGGCTATGGGTATAAGCTATGATGATTATGTGGCTTACTACTTGAAGCCAGCTATGGTTGAAAGCCTTGTGCAGAAGTATGGGCAGAACTATCGAAACATCGCTGAAGGCATCGCTACTCGCCTCTATTCTCACGATGAGCATGTACAGGACAGACTGATGAACCAAGACATCAATGATGCGCTTTCAGATGTTATTAGCAAGTATGTGAACCCTTCTGTGGTGGATGAGTATAACAAGGCGCAGGAGGCAGGAAGTAAGGCTTTTAATGAAGGTATGGAAGGAAGTCAGAATATTCCAGCCAGTCTTCGCCTTGGTACTGCCATCGCTTCTCAGTATGAGGCTAATCAAGCCAAAGACCCTCAGAAAACTCTCAGTGCATTGCAGAAGAAGTTTAATGGTCTTTACAAGAATCCTCAGTTTCTGAACGATATGAGCAATGCAGCCTTCAAGGTGATGCAGCGATATGGCATGAATGGAACTCTGAGCGGAAACCCTAAGCAGTTTAAGCCGATGATTGATGAAGTGTTGAAGGCTCAGCTCAATCAGTTGGAGGTGAAGAATATGATACCAAAGGGTAGTGCGGAGTATATAGTGAATACTGGCTTGGGTAATACCATAGTGGGCAAGATAACACGAAAGTTGGTACAGACCGACTATCAGAACTGGTTGGAGGATATTGCCAATCAGCAATATCAGCCTGGCTTCTGGGAGCGTGTAGGCAGTGGGGCGTTGACCTTTGCAGGGGATGCTTGGAGTTATTGGCTTCCTGGTGCCGCAGGTGGCAAGGTAACAAAGAGTATGCTTGCCAAGGCAGAAGGGAGACTGGCTAGCGACTTGATGGCTAAGGGCATGGAATCCAAGATGGCAGAGCGTGCAGCCAAGGTTCTCATTGGTAAGAGTAAGGGAATGGCGTTGAAGACAGGTGCTGCTCATGGTGCAGTAACCTTCGGTGGACAGTCGGCTATCTCCAAGCCTATTGATGAAATTTATCGTACTGGCCAGTTAGATGAGAATGGCAAGGTTTACAATCCTTCAGTGGGCAAGATTCTTGCCAATACTTTGGGAGAGGTGGCTAAGCAGAGTGCCGTAGGTGCCATTATGCAAGGTGGTACAATCGCCAATATGGTAGGCAAGGGTAGAGGCTTGGCTACCAATATCCTTGTGGATGTAGGTGGCAAGGTGGTGGACTCTAGCATTATGACAGGTCAGCAGATGTTGGAGCGTATGGCACAGGATCCATCTTTCAAGCCTACAGGCAAGGATGCAGCTGAGAGTTTCTTGGAGAGTATGGCTAACCTTACTTCCATCGGTTTGCCTGGCATGGTGGGCAAGTATGCCCGATTCAAGGATGCAAAGGAGTTTAACAGAAAGTTTGACTTCAACGACCAAGATATTGCCGAGTTGAAGAGATTCGGCTATGATGATTTGCGTGATGCCTTCGAGAAGTTGGGCATCAATGGTTATCGTGCAGAGGGTGAAGGTGTGCAGATGATGGGGCAACTCACCGATAAGTACATGAACCTGATGAACGATAAGAGCGTGCCGGAGGTGTTGAAGGCTAAGATGATGGCTGTGGTGGAAGGAAAACGCCCTTCTTCTTTCTCGCCAGTTATCGACTCAGAAGTTTATCTTGGTGATGATGGTAAATACTATCTCGATACCTATAACAAGGATGGTGGAGTGGTGGAACGTAAGGAATACTCTTCGCATGAAGCTGCTCGTAAGGACGAGAAGAAGCTAGACTTCGAGAAGTCGCTGAATATCACTTCTGAATATGAAAAGGCGTACCATACTGATGCTTTGCAAGACAGACTGAACACCATATATGAGCAAGCTAGGGATAAGTATGCCGCAGGTGAGCAACTGAATGACGAGGATAAGGCTGCAATCTATCTTCATCAGAATGCCGGTGCCATCGGTGACATCATGCAGAAACAGCAGAAAGGCATGGAACTGACCGAGCAGGAGCAGCAGATGGTGAACAGTTATCGCCACTTCTATGATAGTGCTTTCGAGAATAGCCCTATCATGAAGGAGTATGTGCGCACCTTCGAGGATTCGCAAGGTGTGGAGCATGGTACGCTTCGCAAGGCTCTAGAGGGTGATGGAAAGTCTCGCACAGCCGAACAGCAGAAACTTGTGGAGGAATACCAGAAGCAGCTCTATAACGACATCGTGCTGAAACGAGAAATGAACGATGCAAAGGAGCAGATGAATCAAAACTTGATTGAGGAACAGCGTGAACTGCCTGGTGCCACACAAGAAGGTGGTGCTTCGGCTGAGAATGCTGAGGCTACAGCTGAAAAGCCTGTAGATGCTTCTGTTTCTTCTGATGTTCCACCAACAGAACCTCCAACGCCTCCTGTTGGGGGTGAAACGCCTGCAAATGAGGAGGGTGCACCTTTGATGGAGAACGGTGCCAGACCTTCTGATGCTAATACCGCTTCCAATGAAAGTAAATCTAATGCCTATTTGATGGGACAGAATGCCTACCAGAATGGGGATGCTGAGGGCTTGAAAGCGATTGACCATAACGATGATGTGTCGAAGGCTAGATTGAAGCGTGCCTTTGGTGATGATGAGGCACAGATGAATGTTGTGGTGAAGGCGTATGAGGATGGCAAGGACATGGAGCAGTTTGTGGCTCAGAGTGCCAACTCAATGACTCCAGCACAACAGGATGCCGTGCGTAAGTATGTGGAGGCTCAGAATGCCAAGAAGGGCGTTTATGATGCTCTGCAACATGCTGATGATGGCTATGGTGATGCCTTGAAGGAGCTTCTTTGGACTTATCAGACGGAAGACGGAAATATCGTTCCAGCTACCCTTACTACAGGTCAACAGGTATTCTTGAAGAAAGCCAATGAGTATGGTGGGGGCTTCGTGGTTGTGCCTGATGAGGATGGAAATCCTGCCATCAAGCAGGTTTCTAGTGCCGAAATCAAGGAAGTGGGCACGCCTATTCCTATGGATGATTACATCAATCAGCAGGTTACTGAGCAGGTGGATGCTAGATATAAGCAGTTCCGTTCTCAGTTTGATGGCAGTGGGTTTAAACGAGGAGATATTGTATCTGTTTCTATGGAAGCAGGTGATGAGCCTTCTGATGTTAAAATTGTGGGTTATACAGAAGATGGTCGTGTGATATTGACAGATACAGATGTTGATGTTAATTCGCAAATAGACCCCAATAAGTTGGAATTTGTAACCAAGGACGAGTTCAATGCCTGGCGACAGAATGCCATCGATACCTCTGTTGGTGCAGAGCTGGATGCCGAGGACGCACAGCGTGCCAACGATGATGCAGCCAAGGCTGAGGCAGATAAGAAGCAACGATATAATGCAGGTATCGTAGGTTTGGGCATGGGACAGCCTGATTATTCCTCTAAGGACACAGAGCCAAAGGTGGCAGCTGAGTATCTACAGGAGCAATTTGGCAATGACCATGGTAAACTGATGAACCTTATCAGTGGTAGCCGTTCTGACATCAAGGAACAGTTGGATAACAAGAGAAAGGCAGCATCTGAATATGAGGACTGGCTATCTCTCAATGCCGACTTGGACCCAGAGAAGGCTCAGAAGGTGGAGAACGACTTGGCACTTGTTAATGAGCAGATTTCCGACCTTGAAACTCGTTATAAGAACTGGAATGCTATCCGCAAGGAGGTTATGACTCCAGAGGAGGCTAGAACCTTGAAGAATGAGCGCAAGGCTGAAATCGAGAAGGCAGGTGTGGACGAGAACGCAATTACATCTGCTGATGAGCGTGAGGTGGCTGTGCTAGACAATAAAGAATTGAAGAAGCAATATCCAACCATGGATGAGGCTAGCAATTATATTGCCTCTGAGCGCAAGCGCATCTATCATATTCAGAATGACGAGGTGCAGCCACAGATAGATGGTATCAATGAAGCCCTGGAGCAATATATGAATGATGACATTGATTATTCGGCTGACCAGTTGAAGGAATTGAACACAACCAAGGCGCAGTTAGAGGCTAGACAGACTAATCTATCTGCATCGGCAAAGGATTTGAAGGCACAGGATAAGTTGCTCAATACTCTATATCGTGCAGAGAATAAGGAGGAGAGAGCCAAGGCGATGGAAGAATTGACTCCTTCTGAGCAGCGCAAGGTTCTTGTGGCTGATGCGTTGAAGAAGAATGACCTTGGAGTAATCAAAGAGATATACAAGGATGCCTCTGTTGATGTTATGGACTTAACGCCTCAGACTTTGGAAGAGGCTGTATCTGAATCTTTGAGTCCACATAGCTTGAATCCGGAATCTCTTCAATATGAGTTGGGCAAGAGTAATTTCAAGTTTGGTATTGGCAAGCGGTATGATTCTAATAAATTCAATTATCTCCTTGCCAAGAAAGGCACAGGTTTGTCGGTTAACGAGTTTGCCGTGAGAGTGTACAATGACCTTCCTATCAACTTGAAAGAATTGGGCTATTCTGACCAAGATGTGAGAAACACCTTGCTCGATATGTTCAAGTCCTACGACAACGTGAAGGATATGCGTAACGTGGCACTTATGAACCGAATTGCCGCAGCAGAGGAGGAACTTTCGGCAGAGGAAGAATGGTATGAAGCCCAGAAAGAGCGAGAAATTATAGAAAAACAAGCAGAAATCGAAGAATATAAGGCTTATATTCGAGATAAAGCATTATCTTTGCCAACAGAAAGCGAACTTAACGCCATCGAAGGTATGGAATATGACCACATGATGGAGATTGAGGAACGTGAACGAGAGTACAAACAATATGTTAAATCAATTTTACCAGAATTAGCAGATTATGATGACAGAAGCAATGAAGAAGGATATGGAGGAGGCGGTGGCCTGGGTAGCGACTCTTCACGGAGAGGAGTTGATGAAGGAAATCGCCAAGGCGAAGAAATTGGTGGCAGAGAAGCATCTTCTCAGTCCGAGACTGGAGAAAGCACTGATAGCGGACGCACAGGGCGACAAGAGACTGGCAGCATGGAACCTGGCGAAGGCTCAGTTGTTCGAGGCGCACATCTACCGCAAGAAGCATCCTTTGGAGAACGTTTAAAGAATGCCATTGCCGAGACTGAGCCTAACCCTTCTGAGGCTCAGAAGAAGGCAGGTAACTATAAGAAGGGACATTTGTCATTTGGTGGCTATGACTTTACTGTAGAGACACCGAAGGGCGCAACACGTAGCGGTAAGGACGAGCAGGGCAAGCCTTGGAGCGTGACCATGCACGACACCTATGGCTACATCTTGGGCAAGATTGGCGTGGATGGTGACCATATCGACATGTTCATCAATGATGCCGCTGACCTTGATACTTTTGATGGTAACGTTTATGTTGTTGACCAGGTGAACCCAGAGACTGGTGAGTTTGACGAGCATAAGGTGATGTATGGCTATCCTTCTGAGGAGGCTGCTACAGAGGCTTATCTTGCCAACTACTCCAAGGGCTGGAAGGGACTCGGTAAGGTTACTGCTGTGCCAAAGGCAACCTTCGATAAGTGGTTAGAGTCTTCCGACCGCAAGACTAAGCCATTTGCGGAGTATGCCATGGTGCAGAAGGAACAGCGTGCTGCTTATAAGGAAGAAATGATGCAAGACGGTGCTCATAGCGAAGCCTTTGACAAGATTGTAGAATTGGCAAAAGAGCAGAAGCAGTACTGGGACTTGATGGAGCAGGGAGAAGTAGAACCTGATGATGTGCCGGAAGTTGATGTTGCTTTTGACATGGACGAACTTTTGAAGACTCTTTCTGATGAGGAGTTTAAGGAGGTTAGTGATGTTTTGAAAGGTATTGACGAGGAATTTGAGTATTTCACCGCTGATGAGTATGAGCGTAGAGAGGGTACAGTTGAGCGCAAGGAGAAGGTTGAAAATGCCAATACTTATGATGAGTCTATTAAGGAAGCATTGAAGCCTGTTACTCCTTTTGCTACTGCCTTGAAGAGTGCTGTGGAGAGCGGTGACAAGAAGGCTATCAAGAAAGCTCAGAAGGAATTGACAGATGCCCTGATTGCAAGTGATTTGGGGCATGATTATCTTTCTGGGCAGTTGGCTCAGGCTAAACTGGCTAAGAAGAAGGATGAATTATATAAGGTGAAACGTGCAACCATAAAGCCACTTACTGATGCCATTCGTGCTATTGAGAATGCTGAGAATATTGAGAATAGTGATTTTATTGCCCAGATGGAATATGATTATGAAAATGATATTCACCCATCTGAGGAGGATAAGCCTAAGATGCAAAAGTTTGTTGAACGTTTGCTTAATTTCCATTCCGACAAGGAGGACAAAACTGATTCGGGTTATACTATCTTATCTTCTAATATTCAAGGTGATAAGCTATATCCTAATGAAAAGAAATGGTTTGGTACAGGAAAATACCGTAAAGGCGTATCTTGGGTAGATAAGCAGAATAATTGTGCTTATGAAGTCAATCCTAGATTTAATAATCGTGGTTATCTTTCTGCTGTCGGTGTTCATAAGATAGTTCCTTTAATGAAATTTGACCGCGATGTGAAGGAGGTGAAGCCTTCGGAAATGACGGAGGCGCAGAAGGTGGCTTTTGATGCCGTTTCTGCTATGCTTAAGAAGGCTGGAATACCTGTAAGGGTGATAAGCAACGAGGAGATGGAAAAGGTGGCAGAAGAGCAGGATAATCTTGCTATCTCTATGCTGATGAGCGACCCACAGCTTCGTTTCAACATCAAGACACCTGAGCAGAAGAAGGCTGCTAAGGCTGCATACGACTGGGCAACTGAGCATCGCCCAGATAAGTATGCGCAGTATGCCATCGTGAACATGGATAACCCTAACCAGATGCCCGAGTATTTCGAGAAGAAGAGCTTGGCGGAGCAGTGGCGCAAGTATTACACCAACGCTTGGAGAATCGGCAACTACAAGGCTTTTGACCTCAATAAGCCTTTCGAGGAGCAGGTGAAAAACGTAAAAGGTGATGTTCCTAGCGAGTTTGACCCTTATAAGGTTGATGCACAGAATAATAAGAGGAACGAGTTAAAGAAGCAGATTAAGGAGACTGAGGATGCTTATAACTCAACTGGGCAAGAACGTAACAATTATCAGATTCAGTTGATGAAGGAGTACATGGATGAGCATGGACTGGCTTCTGAAAACGATATTCCTGATGATGTTTGGAGTAAATTGAATGATAAGGCTCATGAGAAATATCAAGATAAGCTTGATTCCTTGTTTGCGAAATATAAGGATTTGGACAGACAGTTGAAGGATGTTGTACAGCCTGGAGTGAGATTCTTGCGTACTTATCATGGTAGTGGTGCTGACACTAAGTTTGCGCAGGGCAAGGGTGTGGTTTATGGCTACACCGATGGCAATGAGATTGTGCTGAACCAGGAACATCTGAATCCTAACACGCCTATCCATGAGTATCAGCATATCTGGCGCACAGCTGCTAAGGCTAAGAATCCTGAACTAATTGAGCATGGTGATAATCTCATCAAGCAGACGGAATGGTTCAAGAACTTACAGAGCGACCCTAACTATAAGCATCTGAGCGAGGAGAAACTGTGCGATGAGGCTTTTGCTCGTCTGACAGGTGACGAGGGTGAAGCAATACTTGAACAGATGGCTAAGGATGCCATCAAGGAGAATCCGCTTGATACAGCTAAGGAACTGAGTGTTATCAATAAGTTGAAGGAGTGGTTGAAGAAGTTCTGGTATTGGACTTTGGAGACCTTCACCAAGTGGAAGCCAGAGGACATCAAGAAAATGACTTTGGAGGATATTCGTAACCTTGTGCTGAGAGACTTGGCGCAGGGAGTGGACCCACGTACTGTGCTGAAAGGTCAAATGACCAAGGACGAAGCAGTGTCTTTACGCCAGCAGATGGCTGATAATGCCGAGCCTGAAAGAATCCTCGAACATACAGAGGATAACTGGTTACAGGATTTCGGCAAGGATGGTCGTGTCAATACACCAATAGGTAGCATCAAGTTAGGTGAAAACCAATATAAAAAGGCTGGTAGAGAAGACAGAATCAAACGATTTGGTCTATTGAAACCTACCTTGGAGCGTCCAGATGTTATCTTAGAGAAGCCTGCTCCTAAAGAAGGTGCAGAAAGACAGACCAAGTATCTGTTTGTAAAGTCTTTCAAGAAAGTAGACGGAACAAAGATTCTGAACTTTGAATCAATCACCGTAAAGCAAGGCGAGGATGAAGTTTCAATCAGTGCCCATCAAATAGAGCCTTCAAAATTGTTGAAAGAATTAACGGAATCAAAAATGCTATGGAATCGTTTCAGAGGCGATTCTAATTCCTTGGGCGAGAATCAAGGTTCGGCATTAACTCCATCCGCAAATAACCCAAGCGGAAAGGATAGCGTCCTGAATCCTCATAGCGATGCAAAGATACGCAATTCCTTTGAAATCACCAAGGAAAATGGTGGAAATTTATCTGTGGAGGATAAAATAAAAGCTGTATCTCAGCAATTTGGGGTTGATGAGGCTGATGTGGCCATGTATGCCAATGCTATTAAGAAGGGTTCTACCGCAGAGGCTGCACGTGCCAGAGCCAATATAAAGCGTCACTTGATGCAGGTAAATGAAGGTAACTTTTTCTCATTTAAGGATGTTGTTAAGTACACCAAACCTATAAATGAAGCCTTGAAGGAGAACTTTGGCGACCTTGATGCAATGATTGAGGAACGAAGAAAGCAGGTTGAAGCAGAGCGTAATGCTATGGAAGCTGCTAGAAAGAGAGCAGAGGAAGAGGAAGCCAAGCGCAAAAAGCACTTGGAGGAACTTTCTTTGATTCCTGATGATAAACTTGACAAGCAGTATATGGATGCTCTTGCCAAGGGTGATGATGCTACAGCCAGGGAAATGCTTGATGAGGCTGCCAGACGTAAGGGATATGACGATACCGAAAGCGCATATCAGGGCGTAGGTGCATGGGCTGCACCGGGAAACCCTGGATATGAAAGCGACAAGGCGAGACGTGACGATTGGGAATCCAGTGGCTCAGATGTAAACCTGGAGGATATGGCTTTGGGGTACACTCCTCAGCCGGATGATTACTTCTCTCACCCTGAGCGTTATTCGCAGAACACTCCTCATGGATTGGAATCTGTGAAAGCCATCAATACGGCTATTGATGCCATTAAGAATGGCGAGAAGGATGTTAAGGTAAAGGTTTATCGTGCTGTTCCAACTTCTGTGAAGGAAGGAAAGTTGCGTAATGGTGACTGGGTTACTCCTTCTAAGAAATATGCCGAAATGCACGGAACGAACCGACTGGAAGGCAAATATCGTATCATTGAAGACGAAGTTCCGGCTACTCAACTGTGGTGGGATGGTAATGACGCAAACGAGTTTGGCTTTGATGATGGCAAGGAGTATAAATACAAGAATGCCAAGAATAATAGAAAGTTGAACGACCTTGTTACCTATGATGATGAGGGTGACGTTATTCCTCCTTCTAAGCGTTTCAATTCTCGCAAGAGCGATATTCGCTTCATGTTTGCTGGAGAGAAGGGAGCTGCCGAGGCTGATAAGGCTGAGGAGCAAACTATCCGCATGGATAACCTGGATGTGGCTAAGCAGATGAAAGAGGCAAAGAAGGATGCCAAGGCTATCAAAATGGCTACAGGTTGGGAGAAAGGCGTGGATGGCAAGTGGAGATACGAAATGCCGGATGCCAAGATAAAGGACACCATCGATGTAGGTGGTGGAAATATCGTTAAGCGTTTCGAAGAGGATATGCTTTGGACTGATGGTAAGTTGGAAGATGCTGTGGATGCGCCAAAGCTTTTTGAGGCTTATCCTCAGTTGAAAAATATTAAAATCCATACTGATGCAGTAATGAATGACATGCCTTCAAATGGGGAATACAATCCACAAACAAAGACTATTACCATTCATGCGGATGAATTAAAGTATCTGAATAGCATTCTGAATCATGAAATTCAGCACGTAATTCAGCATGAAGAGGGTTTTGCGCATGGTGGCACACCCGAGCAGGTGGAGAGAGATTTCAATGCTGCTAAGGCTGAATGGAAGGCACGTTCCTATGCCTTTGAATTGGAAGAGAAAGCCAAGGAAATGGGTGGTGAGTACAACCAATCTGAGGTAGAGAAAGCTCTTATCCAAGAATATAAGGACATGGATATGCCTGAGTTCATTCCTGACAAGGAAACCCGAATTAAGGGATTCAACTACTTCGCACGTGGCTATGCAGACAGAAGTATGGATGATGCCATTAAGCGTTTCCGTTTGGATAGGTTCCAACGTACAGACTTTGATTCTTACCAGGAATATAGAAAGTTGGCTGGTGAGGTTGAGGCTCGTAACGTACAGAAGCGTTTGGGTATGACCGATGAGGAGCGCAGAAACTCGTTAGCTTCCGAGACGGAGGATGTGAACCGTGATGAGCAAATCGTGATGAATGGTAATGATGCTAGCTATAGCATCGTGAAAGACCCTGATACCATCAAGAAGCTGGATAAGGAAGACACTGTGAAGGTTTACCGTGCCTTGCAGGTAGGGAAGGATGGAAAACTCTATCCACCGATGGCTGCAAAGGTGAAGGGCAAGTTTGTGCAACCTATCGAACTCGGCAAGTGGGAGCAGGCGGATGAGCGACCAGAGCTTGTAGACGATAAGGGTATGTTTACCCTAAACAAAGGTAACGGAAAGTCGATTAAGGCTGCTTATAATCCTTACCTTCATACTTCTCGCACTCCTCTGAACGACCAGTTTAGCGAGGCTCAGAATCGCCCTAACATCGTAACGGTGGAGGTTGAGGTGCCAAAGAGCGAGCTAACCAGTGGCTACAAGGCTGATAAAGCCAAGGATGCCGTGGGTGAAGTAGAGTGGAAAGCTGGTATCATCCAAGGGCAGCTGACAGGCAAGCGCAAGGTGGTGCTTTCTCGTTGGGATAAGCCTGTGCGCATCGTGCCTGATAGTGAGGTGGCTGATGTTATTGTCAACGATATGTTTAAGGGCAAGAATATTACCATGCCTTCGAATGTGGTTACTCCAAGTCTGAGAAAAGAGTTGGAGAAGCGAGGTGTGCCGTTTGTGGAGACCGATAACAAAGGCAGAATCGTAGGAGGTGATAATGATGGTGTGCATTATTCCAAGGTGTACGGTAAGAAGGCTAATGTGAAGATGAGCTTTGCTGATAGTGCTCCTTTTGTCAGAGGACAAAGAAAGATAAACAATGATTTCAACGAAGCCTTAGATAAGCAGATAGCAGGAACTTTGCCTAAGGGCTACAATTATCAGTTGGGTAAGCCTAGCTCTGCCTTGAAGTTCGCAGGAATCGAAGATTTGCCTATTGAACTTTCTAGCAGAACTCTTGAAGTAAAGTCGAGCAAAGACTACAAGAGTAATCATCCATTTGATTTGAACTCTGTGAAGAATCTTCCGGTAGCCATTCAACGCCCGGTAGCTATATTCGATAGTGAGTATGAGGATGGACGTAAGGTTATTCTTACAGAGTTGAAGGATGGTAAGGGACATTCCATTATTGCTGTTCTTGGTCTTCGTAAACTCAGAGGACGCAATTATGCAGAGGTGAACAGTATTATCAGCCTTTATGGTAAGGATAGTAGTGTGAGAATTGCTAACTGGTTTGACAGTAAAAATCCAAATGGATTGGGACTGGATAAGAATCTTTGCCGATGGGCAGATACGAAAAAAGCGTCTGAGTGGCTGACGAACAATGCATCCAACGTGCACTCGGTTGGTCTTTCCCTCAAACGCATTGCAAAGGTAATAAATTCTTTTGAAAACAATCAATTTCCAGAAGAAAATTTGCTTTTGAAGCACAATTTTGGTGATGTTTTGGGTAATTCCGAAGGTATTTCTATAGAAAATATGGGAAAAGTTGCTGATTCGGTGGTGAATACAGCCAATAAGCTGGGTGGTGCTGAGGCTACTGTTTATTCTTCTTTGGATGATGTGCCTGAGGAATATCGCTCAGAGGTGGAGCAGGGAGCCAAGGGATGGTACGACCCGGAGACTCATAGCGTGCATGTGTATCTGCCTAACTGTACTGATGCCGATGAGGCTCAGAGAACCGTCTTCCATGAGAAGATAGGACATGAGGGTATGGAAGTGCTGCTTGGTGGTGAGCAGGGTGTGAGAAAGTTTGCGGACTTCGTATATAAGTCTGTAGATAAGAAGACGAGGGGCCAGATTCTCGACTTCGCTCATCAGTATGATCCAGGTTGGAACAATCCTGACCGCATCAATATCGGCACGCAGGAGTATATCGCACATCTTGCAGAGGAGGGTCCAACTACAGCTGAGGACTTTTCTCTGTGGACTAAGATAAAGCATTATCTCATCAAGGTGCTTAAGAAATTGGGCATCCGTGTTCCTGGACTTCTGAACGACAAGGATTTGAGATACTACCTGATGAAGGCTGGTAAGGCTCTCCACGTTTGGGACAATATGCCGAAGGAGAAGCAGGAGGCTATGATGGCACAGGCTAGCAATGCCGAAATCAAGGATGCGCTAGCTGATGGTGCTGGCAAGGGCAAGCCACATCGAAAGAAGGGCGAGGGCGAAATCGCATATATTAAACGTAAAAGAGAGTGGGAAAAGTGGAAGATTGCCCGAGAAGACACGGAAGACCCAGAGCCACCTATGTTCTATGACTTCGACAAGGATGCCGAGGGTAAGAAGGAATGGGAACGCCTTAACAAGGAATGGCGTGACAGCCATCATCTCCATGGTGACGAAATGCCGATTAAGCCGGAACGCAAGGAAGGCGAGACGGATGAGGAATTTTTCCCTCGTTACAAGGAATGGGAGAAGTGGAACGATGCCATGACCGACAAGGAGAACCCAATGCCTGATATGTTCTCGTTTGAGAAGAAAAAGCAGGATGAGGCTAGGGCGAACTATGAGAAATGGCTGACTAGACACGAACTGAACGAGCAGAACAATGCCGACCTTGACTTGTACGAGGGCAAGATTTACCCGGCAGAGACCAATCCGGAGGCTGATGCCTTGGAGCAGCGAGTGATGCAGGACTTGGCAGAGGTGACCAGTACGGACGTGAGCAAGGAAGGTGCTGCTCGTAGCGTACATGATGCAGTTATCTATCGTAGAAAGAACATAGAGGAGGCTAGTGCAGACGATGCCATCTATATCAATGATGTGAAGAACAGAATCGAGAAGATGGCTGATAGCGGTGCTTTTGATAAGTTGCTTTCTGATTACCAAGGCAAGCCAAACAAGGCTGAGAAGCTGGCTGAGGCTATACCTTATATAATAGAGGCACCTAGACGCATCAGAGAAATCGCCTACAAGCTGAACTCTACAGGTGTGTTTGGTGAGGGACATATCCATATCACTCCTGACGATGTGGAGGCTGTTCAGGAACTTCGCCCACAACTTGCCGAGGTGACTGCCAAGAAGCACACGGAGCTGAAGGATGGAAAAGAGGTAGAACTCTTCGATGATATGAAGGGCGCATCCGAGGTGGCTAGCAAGGTAGCCAACATCATCAATGGCAACCATGAGAAAGAACCTGGATTTGTGCCTATTGATGGTACGGACATCTTGAATAAGAATGTTTTGCCTATCATATTGAACCGTATCACTCCTTACGGTGTGGACTACAAGAATCTGAGCGAGCCGATGAAGAGCGTGCTTGATTCCATCAGAGACTGGTATAACTATACCTTCGACTGGTTGAAGGACAACAATACCTTGAAGGCAGACACTGGTTTCACCGTGGACTACGTAAACCACCTTTGGGATAAGGAAAAATCGGATAAGAATGCCTATGCCATGTATGTGGAGAACAGACAGCGCACAAAAAGCCCGAACGAGAAGCCACGCCAGATAAACACCATCATGGAAGGCTTGGAAGTAGGACTTGTGCCTAAGACCACGGACATCACCAAGATGATGGCTTACTACAGCAGAAGCAACATCGAGGCTTGGGCTAACAAGACGATGCTCCAAGAGGTGAGCGGACTGAACGTAATCGAGCGCAACGAGGACGGAGAGATTATTTCTTCTGACCCACTGCTTTCTTCGGTTGCACCTTTCAACTTGGAGCAATACAAATACTTCGAGATTCCAGGTGTGGGTCCTGTATGGGTATATAATGTATCGCCTAAGCAGATGAAGGTGAAGAACCCTATCACTGGCAAGGATAAGGTGCTCTATTCGGAGGCAAGTGCAGGAGATAGATTCGGAGTTGTATTCGATACCTATCAGTCAACTCCTTTCTGGAAGGCTTTTGACACATTGGCATCGAGCATGAAGAAGTTGGAGCTTGGCTTCAGTGGATTCCATGCAGGAGCACTGACCGAGGTGTATATGGTGCAGAACATGGTGGAGTATGGACCTAAGAAGGCACTTGCCAACTTTATGAAGTACATTTTTGTCGATACGATGAAGAATCATCAGCTGCCATGCTTCGCCAATCCGCAGGACTTCCAAGAGGCTGCAACCCACTTGGTGAAGTTTGGAGCGACCAACGACTATGCAGCAGCGGATGTGCAGAACATGTTCGACAACTTCCGTGACAGCATGATGAAGGTGCAGGAGAAGCTGAAGAACGGAAATAAAATTTCCGGAACGGTGGCTGTGGCTACTATGCCTTTGAAGGTGGCAACGCAGATGCTTTCGCTCATTAACAAGGGCATGGATAGAGCCTTGTGGGATTTCCTCCATGACGGACTGAAACTTGCGACCTACCGGATGAGGGCAGACAAGACCAAGGAGCGAGCCAAGAAGAAGGGATGGACTGAGGAGGAACTGAGCCGGGCTTTGGACGAGGACGGTCAGTTTGTGAACGATATGTTTGGCGGTCAGCACTGGGATGTGCTTGGTGCCAGCCATCGAACCTTGCGCTATGCAGGAAGAGTTCTTCTTTCACCAGACTGGAGCGCTTCTACTACTCGCCACTTCCTTGCACTCACAGGTTTTGGGTCAGTATGGAACGAGGCGACCTTTGAGAACTTCAAAAACTACTACAAGAATGTGTGGGGAGCAACAAGAGGAAAAGGCAAGCTAACGCCTGACGATTGGGGAAGATTGTCAAGACAACTTTCAGCCTTGCTGTGCTACGGAATCGGTTTTATGATATTCTATGAGGGATTCGCCAATGCTTTCAATGCAGCCTTCCGTGCCCTGGACGAGGAGAAGGAGCGCAAGAAGGCTGAGGAGTTGAGGAAGACCAACCCTAACTACCGTAGCCCTTACGAACTGGCTTATCCAGATGGCATGAAGTGGTATGACTATCTGATGAGGGGAAACAGCCTAGGACAGCAGAGCAAAATCTTTATGGGCAGATATGCGGACGGAACGGAAATGTATATCCGACATGGTAAGCAGTTCCGAGAGGTGCCTGAATATCTCTTCAACCATAAGGGAGAACTAGAGTTCCCTGGCCCGATGGTGCAGAGAATGATAGGCAAGGCGAATCCGATGGTGAGAATGACCTTGGACGATATAAACTATCTGAGCGACTTCCAAGCCAGCCATGCCGACCAGGAGATACAGAGAAAGTATGGCAAGACCATCGGTCTGCTCTACAAGGATGCGCTCTACTGGGCACCGTTCTTGATTCCGAGCCAAGAGAACAAGGAGTTTAAGGCGGTGGACTTCTTCTTCCCATCCTCAAAGGGATTCTCTTCTTGGAAGGCTCAGAGCTACTTCAAGGACTTCATCCTGAGCGGTGACATGGAGGGCGTGGTAATGACCTACCAGAGCTGTGAGCGCAATGGCATTGACCCAGAGGAGCAGATAAAAGCAGCCATCGGTAGCGTGAAGGCATTGGAGAGTGCTGAAATGAAGGATGGCATTACTTCCTTGCAGGTGGCTAGCGAACGCTTCGATGAGGCTAAGAGTATCACGGAAAAGAAGAAGATGCGCCAGAAGATGAAGAAATTCCTCTCTCAAAGCGAGTATAAGGCATTCACCCAGAAGGAGGCACTGGACATGGTGCAGAGCTACCTGAATGGGGAGGATGATTTGAAGGAGATGGAAAAGGCTGAAAACAAGTACTTGATGAAGGCGAAATCGGAGGATGTGACAGAGGACTGGAGAATACAGGCTGTATGGAACGGAACGATGGAAACCTACGATGAGTATCAACGCTTGAAGGAAGTTGATAAGGCGAAGGCTAATGCCTTCAAGAACAGCAAGACCAACAAGCGACTGTTTGCAGCTAGAAAGGCTATCTCTGCTGCCAAGAAGAAGATGAACAAAGCCAAGAAGCAAATGGATGGTCAGAACGATGCCGCCAAAATGGTGGAGATTCGCAAGACCAGAAAGGAGCTGATTGAAACATTAAACGGAATGGAGTAGCCCGGCGCACTCCATTCTGAAAAATGTTTTATATTTCCTTGAAATAGGATTGGCCAATGTGGTTTTGTGTTCGATTTTTCTTTTTAGCCCGGCATGAAAAAAGTGACGAGGGCTTACTCGTAGCCCGGTATATAATAAAAGGGACTTGCTTCACAGCGAGTCCCTTTTTGATAGTCGTAAAATTCTAAATTCCAAATAAATTATATTTTTATAAAAAAATGAAAATCGTATTTTGAAGATGTTGGAGCGATGACTAACCTATCTGGGCGGGTCCGTTGGCTTCTGCCTTCTTTGGCTTTGCCCAATCGATGTAACGCTTCATGGCTTCGTCCATGCTCTGCTGTTCACTCTTTGGAGCTTCTTTCTTTTTTTCTCCCCAAAGACGGTGGGCAATATCATCCAAGCACCACTGCCAATCGTCTCGAAGGGTGATAACCTTGGAGCTTGGCATGATGGTGACATCTGCCTTTGGTGGGTCAACATGCTTTGTGTTACCATCCTTATCGGTCTCTTCCTTGGTGTAGATAGAGGAGAATGGTACATTATTGTCGTTAAGGAACTTTTCTACATCCTCCTTCTTGTTGTCGCAGAGGAGAATGCAGACGGAAACCTTATTTTTCTTCAAGGTGGTGAGGGCTTCTTTCGCCTTGCCTACCAGGGAGAGGTTGCCTTTATCATCCTTGGTGATGATACAGGCTTCGTGAACATTAATTGATTTACTCATACTTAAAAACGTTTTTAAATGAAATGCGGAACAAAAATACTAGGAAATGATGGAAAAGTAATGTTAAGTTGCGCAACTTATCACTAAGAAGTGAGAAAAAGGCGGTATTTTTGGCGAAAAATTAAGAATTATGCCAGATAATCGTGTTATAAATGATATTTCGAACTATGCCGAGCCTGGACCTGACTCCTTGGAGGGAGTGAGCAGGGAGCGGTTTGCCCAGACGGACAGCAACCTTCGGCTGATAGAATGGGCTTGCCAATACTTCTATGATGGCGCAGAGCTGAGAAAGAAGTGGAAGCGAGCGCAGGACTTCGTGATGGGCAGACAGCTGGAAGAACTGATAGAGTGGAACGGCAGAAAGATAAGCATCCGTCAGTATATGGAAATGAAGGGTATGCCTATACTGGAATATGATGTGATAGGTGACAAGCTGCTTTCTCTCGTAGGACTTGTGCGCCAGCAGCGCAGTACAGCCTCTTGCAGTGCCGTAGACCCCAACGAGGAGGACTATATCAATTTCTTCAATGAATACCTTCGGCAGAACGACAACTTGAACGACCGACAGGAGCTAGATGCCAGAATGTTTTATGCCTTCTGTGTCTTCGCCTTCGTGGGCATGAAAACCTACTATGGCAGGAAGGATGGCAAGAATGGCATCTTTGACTACATGGTGGACATCTTTAAGATAGCGTTGCCACCTTTCTTCAAGTATGACCTGAGCGACATAGAATTTATCGCTGAGGCTCACGATTTGACTTGGCGAGAGATAATCGCCACCTTCACCGATGGAAGCAAGGCTGAGGTGGACAAACTGAGCGAGATATATCTACAGACACAGCATCATTTCGCTCCAGAACAGACTTATCACCCGAATGGTGAAGCGCAGTATGCCGGGATAGACGATTTCACCCATTCTTCGGTAATCGGCAAGTACAGGGTATTGGAGATATGGACGAAGGAGACTAGACCAGCCATCTGGGTGCATGACTGGGATGCAGGAACTAGCGGATATGCCTCTCCCGACCAACGAGCTTTCTACGAGGAGAAGAAGCGGAAGCTAGAGGAAGCCAACATCATGAGGGACGAGAACGGTCTGCCTGTGCTCGATGAGAACGGTGAGCCTATCTATTATGTGGACCCATCAGAGCTTAAGACCATCGAAATGAAAGATGAGGTTGAGACCTATTGGTACAGAAGATACCTAACTCCGAATGGCTATCTGCTGGATGCTAGGGAATCGCCTTATTATGTATTGAGAGACGGTTTCAGAACTTCCATCATGCCATATACCTTCGTGGCATATCCTTGCCTGAATGGCGAGGTAAGAAGTTTTTCGATGCGTGCCGAGAATAATCAACGCACCTTGAACCACTATATGATGATGATAAACTTCATTGTAGCGAATGGTGCCAAGGGTACGATGCTTGTGGATGAGAATGCTCTGAGCGAAAAGCAAAGCATCGATGAAATGCAAGTGAACTATACCAAGACGGATAGCATCATCTTGTGGAACTCAAAGAACGGAGGCAAGCCACCGCAGACTTTGGTCAACAAGAGTATTCCAGCAGGAGTTGACTTCATGGTTAACTTCGCCAAGACCATGGCAAGTGAGGGTACAGGCGTGCAGGGTGCTCTGCAAGGCGTTCATCGCAACACTAGCGGTAAGCAATACCAACTGGAAAGGGAAAGTTCTTCTACCACAATACAAGATTTTGTGGAGAGCTTCAATAACTTCAAGGTGAGAATCGCCAAGAAGAAGCTGTATCTCATACAAGAGTTTTGTACCTCAGCGGACAGCGTGAAACTGACAGGGGACGATTTCGAGACACATTTCAATCCAGAGACCATGAGGGATATGGATTTAGATGTTTCCATCGACTTGGACGCTTACAGTCCACTTATCAGAAATGCCAATAACGATATGGCTTGGCAGATGATGGTTAGTGGTAAGATGGACCCATATACGATGCTGACCGTAGGACAATTCCCTGGTACTAGCAGAATGAAGAAGTACTTCAAGGAACAGCTAGAGAAGCTACAGGCGATGCAAGCGCAACAGCAAGCGAATGGCGAAATGCCTACAGCAGGAGCTGGACAACAGCAAACAGGTACGCCGGCAACACACCTGAAAGATGCAAGCGATGGTGTAAATGACTTGGCAACTTTGCCATCATCGGGCACATAAAAGGAAAGTTCTTAGAATCATAATAAACTCTTAAGTTTTTAGTTAGTAGATTGTTTTTAGGTTTTAGTTTAAAGGTAAAAAGATAAGGAAGAGGAGACCGTGATGGCTTTCTCTTCCTTTTGTTTTGTGAGAGCTTAGGAGATACCATATTTCTTCTTGTAGGAACGTAGCTTTTCCATCAGAACGGAAACACGATACATGTAATAGTCTTGCCACTGCTTCAACTTCTTGGCTCTAACCTTGTTGTCGGCATCGCAGCCGATGGCACCCCATTTGGACGGGGTGTAGTAGTAGGAGGCAGCCTTGATGTCTTTCACGTTCTTGAAGTAGCGTGTTGCCTTCCACTTGCCAAGCTGGACTAGGCGACGGTAGGCGAGCATACCCTTGCGGTTGGGGTCGTAGGTCATAATCGCCCAATCCTTGTGAGACTGGTCGTAGAGCATGTAGAAGCGAGGCGCACCACCTTTCTTGTACTTAGCAAGGGTGGCTTTCACTCCCTTCTGCCACATACGAGTGGAGCGGAAGAGTTCGATACGAGTAACAATAGGCTGGTAGATGGTTATGACCATCTTACGCAGCAGGTTTGAATAGCTTTGTTTCATTTTTCTTTTTACTTTTAATTGTTAACTTATATGGACAGGCGATAGAATCGCCTGGAACGGTGGCTCAGGGAGAGGGCTAGCTGCCACCACCTATGCCTGACAGCTCGGCTACTACAGGTGGGCGGTTGCGGAGGCGTTCTCGCTCTATGTCGGACTTAGAACGGAATGGGATGATTTCTGGGGCTGGCATGTCCTTTTCTACGTAGAGGGCGATAGCTCTAGCCATCACACGGTCATCGTGCTTGCCAGCAATGGCACCATAGCAGTCGTTCTGCTTGTAATAGAAGAAGTAGGTGCATTCATCAATAGCTGCAAGCTCACGTTCCATATAGCCACCATCTCGGATGATGCGTGCCATGGTCTTCACTACTGCCACCTTGGTAGCCTTGTTAGTATTGAATCCCCATTTGGTCTCAATGTTCTTCACCTTCTTCAACTTGGACTGGGACGCACTATATAGATTGTGGTAGAGAGGAAGGAGGATGGGGAAGAACAGCTCAGACTGGTTGCCCTCGGTATTGTTCATACGAGAGTAAGCGGTATTGTTCTCGATAACCAGGAAGGCATCATTAAAGAAATGAGCAATCTGGGCGCAACGCATGGCGAGTTGGTCGGCATCGCAGTGACCATGCCATTCGGCTACAATCTCGGGAACACCACCATAGATTTCATCGTAGCGGTCGAGCACCACGATGTCGGAGAAGTCGGAGGTTTTATGTGAACCACCAATATCGCAGGCTACAACGTAACGGTGCTTGACAATCTCGGAGTTGTCGGGTCCAGCCCAAACTTTGAGAGGTCCACCGGAACGTTCTACAAAACGGATGTTGTTCATGCAAGCAGGGTCGGCTGCATCGTAGGAATCGCCCTCGATGTCGCCCACCATGATAGGCTCGATACCCTTGCAGTCCTCTTCCATCTCCTTCAACTTGTAAGGGTCGAAAACAGTAGTACCAGAGAAGAGGAAGGCTTCCACGTCATCGGAAGGATATTCCTGGCGCATGCCATCCAAGTCGCTGTACTTCTTACACTCATTCACATACCAATGGATGCCTTCGAGGGTTGCACCCTTGATTTCCCAAAGCCACCAGAAGTAAGAGCCATGATATTGCTCATCCTCACGATTCTTGTAGAGCCAAAGAACGAAATCAATCTTTTCTTGCTCAGACTTGAAAGGAAGGATATACTTCTCGATGTCGAACCATGGAACGAAGTAAGGGGTATAGATGGAAAGGCGATTGCCGTCCTTGTCGAAGGAGTTGGCACGCACCCATTCATCATGAAACTCATTTTCACGCCCATTAGGGGTAGACTCTCGCACGATGAAGGTGTAAGGTCTCGTAACATTGATAGGCGAGATTGCGGCATTGACAACCTTCTGTGGAGTCCACTCTGTAGTGTTAGGGAAAAAGGCTTCCTCGGTGATGTGAGCCATAGCTGCATCGGCAGAACGGCAGGACTCAGGGTTACGAGCCGAACCTGTCTGTATCTTGCAGGAGCGAGGGATGAGGTACTTGATATTGTTCTGAGTGCTTGATGTGCGGAGTTTGCGAGAATCTTCCTTGAAAGTCTCTCCAATCTCATAGTAGAGCCATGTAGGGATGGCATTCGCCAATTTCTCGTACATATCGAACACCTGGGTAGCAGATGAAGACTGGTGACCGATGATGTTACTATTCCAGTTGGTCTTCCAGAACATCTGAATCCAGAACATGTAAACCTCTGTATCAGTAGAACCACCCCATTGGCGACACTTCAAGAGGATAATCAAGATACTGTGCAGCTCACCATGAAGGCGTTGCCGTTCGAAATCCTTGGTGAGACCTATCTGTGCATGGTTGAGAAGAAATGGTATATCATCGCCACCATCCTTATTCTTGATTCGGGCATAGGCATAGGCGAAGAAATAAAAATCGTGCTTACAGCGCAGACGGATGAGATAACGGAAGACAGCATCCCGAGCCTTCTCTTGGTCGAGGTCTGCCATGTACTTCTCGCAGAAGGCAGAGATAGAACCGCACTTGATGATGGCGCAGAACTTCTTTTCCTTCAACATTTCTACAGGTAGCCAAAGTTTCTTGCCCTTCAAGAAATCCTCAATGACACACTCGAAGCGAAGACCAGGGGCATTCTCTCCAGTAATGGGACGATAAGTAGCGAGGAGGCTTGTGAGCCTTCTCTTATCTTCCTCTAGAATCTCTTTGAGCTTCTTATCGGACAGTTGCTGCTGAGGTCGTACCTTTAATGTGGATTTTGCTACTGGCATCCGTTATATATAATAATGTTAAGTGTTGAATGTTAAATGTTGAGTTTTTGAGATTTGCGAATGAATCCTTCTGCCTTGGCATAGATGAATCCGATGGCAAAGAGGATGAGGTGATAGATGCCAGCTATGTGAGGGAGGAGGCATCCAATCACTAGGAGGATGAGCATCTGCCAGAAGGCTAAGCGTTTTCGCCTGTAGAGCCACGGAGCGGTGAAGCCCATGAAGAAGGAGATAATGACCGATGCGCCCAAGACCGGGAGGGACGGATAATAAAGGAAGGAGAGACCAACGGAGGCAAGCCACGAAGCCAGCACACGATGGATGCGAAACTGACGATGAACCATGAGGAGGCACCAGGCATTAACAGCCCAATGGATGAAGTTGGCATGACCGAACATGTAAACGAAATGGGAGTATATTGGGGTTGATGGCGATACAGCCATGTTGGCGTGCAGCGGAATGATGAAAGCCATCAGGAGGACGATGAGGAGAGTTATATATAATGTACGCATAATGAATGAAAGTTTTATCGAGTGATGAATGATGTTTTCTTATTGCGGAAATAATTGCTGATTTTCATCTGTATGTAGCGAGGAGCCATCCCCATGTTGGGTGCAGGGAGGTCTAGGCACACATACACAAGATGCTTGGTGTTGTATTCCTTGTATTGTTCCATCTGACGGAGGCGCAAGAAATCCTGATAGAAGGCTTCGAAGAGCTTTTCCTTCATGGCTTGGTATTTGCCGAACTTAGGCTTTTCCCCCTTGATGCGCTTGCAAACATACCGATAGGCTGTGCTATCAGCTAGATAATAACAAGAGGCTGGCATCTTGGCGATGTAATCGCATATCTTAGCCATGGTGGTAGGATATTCTACCATCCTCTTGGCCTTACGAAAGAGCAGAAACATTTCCTGGTCTCTTTTAAGGTAAATTTCGGATATGGAATTTAGATGTTTCATGCCAACAAAATTAATTCATCAAGATGCAGAACTTATCACAAAGTAATGCGAAATTTTGCTTAATTTAGCACACAAATATTAAAAACGAACGTTTATGGCAAAAGAAACGATTGATAATCAGAATGTTAAATCAAAGCGAGATTCTTTCAGAGAGCGTCTTGCTCAGCGTTATCCCGACCTGAATATGGACGATGATGAGGCTGTTTATAACCAAATTGCGACCGATTACGACCAGTACGACCAAAGCAAGAAAAGGATGGACGACTTCAACAACATGCTGAAAGAAAATCCTCATGCGCCTGGGCTGGTGACAGGTCTCATTACAAAGAAAAATGCCGATGGTGGCGACTTCAACCTTATCGACTACTTGATAGACGAGCTAGGACAGGACTACATCGAAGCCATCAATGGTGACGATGAGGCTAGGAAACGCTTGAAGGCTAGCGAGAAGGAAAAGCTTGCAGCCAGTGAGAAGCTAGCCAAGGGCAAGGAGACTCTTGCAGCCAACATGGAGCAAGAGGATAAGGAGCTGGATGCTGCCATGAAGGAAGCCAAGATTAAGCCCGAGGCTATCAAGGACTTGATAGAGTGGATGTATAAGCGTAGCGATGATGGCGAAGACCACGATGATGATGGATTCGTATGGCGTGCTGCCCGGTATGGCTTGAAGAAGGCAGACTTCTTGCGCCTCTTCCAAATCAAGGACTTCGACAAGGCTGTGGCTGATGCCGAGGATAGAGGCTATAAGCGTGGCAAGAACGAGAAAATCGACCAGCAGAAGCAGCTACATGATGGAAGACAGGGTGGCAAGCGGAACATCAACATCAATGGTGGCGGTGGTGCTCCTTCTCTTCCAAAGGAGAAGAGCCGAACCGAACAGGTGTATAGCCAGATGGTTGGAATGTAGCTCTTATCAATTAAGAATTTATAGTTAATAATTAATAGTTTAAAAAATTGTAGATTATGAAACAGTTTAAGAAATGGTTTGGATTCATGATGGCGATTTTCGTCATGATTCTGAGTGGTGGCAGCTCTTATGCTATGGCAGAAACTCCTCCTAATATTCCAGAAGGTGCAGGTGGCGGTGGCCCTACAGGTCCAACGGATGGACCAGGCGTAGGTGGCACGGGTCCAAAGTGGCAGGGTGGAAGCCAAGAGCAACAGGAGAAGATGAACAACTGGGACTACTATGTGGCTCATGTGAACCCTACCGTGGTGGAAATGAAGCTGGAGAGTTGCCCAATCGACCAGATTCTTCGAGCCTCGAAGCGAATGACTCCTGTGGACAGTAACCGCATTGAGTACTATTCCATCGGTCAGCGACCAATCAAAACAAAACTTGCAGCGAAGTTAAGTAAAACTACAAACGGTGGCTCTGTAAAGCTAACGGTGGAAAATGCGACAGTGTTTGGTACTGGTGACATCATTATGATTAAAAGCTGTCTTGGCTATCAGGACAACGGTACTGACCGAAGCACGATGATTCCTTTGCAGCTGCGTGTAACAGAGGTAGATAACGATGGAAACCCTACATGCTATGCGCTGAATGGAAAGAAAAACGCCAGTCGTGGTAACCGGGACATTCCTGAAGATATTGAGGCTGGTACTGTAGTAATGCGACTGGGACGAGCTGCTGGTGAAAAAGAGGTAGAGACTGGTAGCTACTACTCTATGCCAGATAAGAGCTTCCAGTATTGCCAGCGATTCATCATGCAGGTGGAGGAGTCTCTTATCGACCGTATGAGCAAGACCCAGGTACAGTGGGACTTCACACGCCAGGAGAAGATGGCTATGGACGATATGCGCCAAGGTCAGGAGCTGAGCGGACTGTTTGGCTATCGTTCTATGTCGAATGGTGGCAAGGATGTAGGTCTTGTCTATACCATGGGTGGCATCTTCTGGGAAGCTGGTAAGGATTTGCAGATTGGACACTGGGAGCCAAAGATGTTTAGACAAGCCGATGGCACTCTAGTTCCTGTAACACACGATGTAACCGTTCCTGATGGTTCTAGCGGTACAAAGGTTGAGAAGAAGCAGGTATATGAATATGTGATTAGCGAGAAGGAGCTGACCCAGTTTATTGCATCCATGTTGAAGGGTGCAGGTAACTCTAGCCGTACCAAGTTGCTCTTCGTGGACAACTTGATTTATCAGGCATTTGCTAACCTTCGTAGCAATAAGCGCATCATCACGCAGACGGAAAAGGACTACCAGGGATGGAAACTCGACTTCGAGAAGTTTGAGAGCATGGGAACTAAGATTCTCATCTATCGCCACGATGCCTTCAACAGTTGGGGCATGGATGGTAGAGCCTTCTGCTTGGATGCTCGTTATCTCGACAAGTATGTATTTGGTACTTGGTCACGAAATGAGTTTAATGCCAAGGACTTGCTGATTCGCAATACCGCAGGTGTGGTAATGGAGGAGTATAGCTGTTGGGTTCTGACATTCCCTGATGCCCATGCTCGTGTATCTCGCCCTACCTTCACAGAGGACGGTGTGACCGATGAGCAGATTCAGGAGGCTGCTTAATCATCGTAAAAGGGAACTGATAGTTTTCTAACATATATCAAAACTCGGGGATAGTTGAGGCTCTAGATGGGAACAATAGCCCTCGGACTAGGCTTCGCTATCCCTTCACCCATAAACACAAAAGATATGTATAGATTTGTAGCAAACAGTATGCTCATCTTTGTGGTGACTCTGCCTAGCGGACTTGTGAAGAGCGTGGAGTTTGAACGATGCAGTAACAATGCTTATTCTTACCTCACGGACAACAAACAGGTGGCTGACTGCATCAGAAAGCATCCGTTAACGAAGGCTGGACGCATCAAGGATGAGAGCGAACCTGAACCAGAGCCAAAGAAAGCTCTTGATGAGGTAATAGGGAAAGCGATGGACTTGATAGACGATAACGCCCTTCGCTTCGAGAATATCACCAAGGCTAAGAACTATCTCCAGAAGACCTACAAGGTGGATGTAAGGAAACTGAAATCACCTGAGCAGGTGAAGGAGAAGGCTAAGGAGCTTGGGGTTGAAATAGTTTTTTAGTTAATAGTTTATAGTTAATAGTGCCTATGGAAGCATTGATGAGTGACCTTGTAAAGGAAATGAGGCTTGCGTTGGACGAGGTGAAGCATGACGAGTTGAACGATGTCTTTGCCGATGATTCGGACGAGGAAATGAAACAAGCTATCGAGACTGCTGCACAGCAGCTTTTGCTGCAAGCACCACCGCAGATGCTACAGCCCAAGAGGGTAGTGGCATCGCTAAATGAAAGCGGTAAGCAAGATTATGATGCCATTCAGACACAATACACTGATGGGCATGGTAGCCTTGTGATACCTGATGATTGGTTGAGGCTGGTGGAGCTGAGGCTGAAAAGTTGGTCTTCCTCGTTGGTGGCTTTGATGGACCCAGGAAGCAAGGAGGCTCAGATGCAAGCCTCTCGATGGACTAGGGGGACACCGCAGAAGCCGAAGGGCATGATAACCGTTTCGCCTACTACAGGAAAGCGAGTACTGATGTACTGGACTGCCGGAAGGTATTCTGCTAACCATGATATGCCTACAAACAAGGTGTATGACCATGAAGTGGAGCTATTCACATACCTTCCTTATCAAAAGGTGAAGGATGTGCTTGAAAAGGATGGGAAAACGGTGACAGGCCAGAAAATCATCCTGGCACTGACTGACGAGTGCAAGAAGTATCTCATCTATCGTGCCATCTCTATTTTCTTGATAAGTAAGAAGGAGAGTGAACTGGGCGAGAAGTATAACCAATTATCACAAATTTAACAAGATATGGCTAATGATATAGACAAAACAAGTCCTCACTATAAGGGGGAGTTTGGTAGTATCTACGAGGTGAACCAAAAGTTTCCTTCGGGAGGCGTGGAAGGTGACTACGTGGCTATTGATGGTTGGGCGCATTACTGGAATGCGGACAGAGGTATTTGGTGTGTGAATGCTCAGAGGGATAGCTACTGGGATGAGCTTATTACCAATATCATCGAACATTTCAAGACCATCAAGGGTGCTACCTATATGGGGGTGGCTACTACTGACACCGTGCCTGATACAATGGCTGCAAAGATGTTTTATTTTGCGCTGCAAGGTGGAAAATATGCTAACTTCGGAAATCAAGATGTAGCCCAGGGCATCAATGTGCTGCTGACCGAGGACGGTAAATCTTGGACTGTGCAGAGTCTTATTTCCGTTGCACAGGAATTGGGTGCTAGCACAACTATGCTTGTGAGCCAGAAGGCGATTACGGATGCCATCAATCGCAAGGCTAATACGACCGATGTGGATGAGGCTTTAGCAAAGAAAGCTGATAAGGAAACGATGAACACGGAACTTGCCAAGAAGTTTGACAAAGTTTCTGTTGTTCAGGAAACAGGGACGGCTACAGATAAGGTTATGAGCCAGAAGGCTGTTACGGATAATCTTACAGAGCTGCAAAATACGGTCTTTCCGTTAGAGGTGTCTTTATCCCTTGACAAGCCTTTGCTAGAATATACTGGTAGTGAGCAAAGCATCAAAGCTACTTACTCTATCAAGCGCAAAGGTTCGCCAGTCACGCCTACAGCATTGGCTCTGTCTGTTGATGGTTCTCTTGTTAGTATTGATGTAAAGCAAGCAGATACAGTTACTGTCAAGGTGAATAAGGAAGGAGAAACGCAAATCATCCTCACCGCAAAGCATGGCGACCTCGTTAAGTCAGCAACAAGCAAGGTTACGATGGTTCTGCCTATCTATTATGGATTCGGTACAAAGGAAACGGACATAGCCATTGCTGCCAATAAGCTTTCGCCTCGTTTGTCTGCAAGTGGAACTTACGCAAAGACTTCGGCTAAGGACGATGTTAACTTCATTATCCTTGCGCCTAAGACTCTTCCGAAACTTACCAACTTCACGATGGGTGGTGCTCCTTTCGTGATGGAGACTTCTTCCGTCACCATCAATGGCAAGGACTACTACATGTATAAGAGTGGTGCTATTTACATGACTGGTGCAACTGTGAATGTTCAAGCAAACTAACAAAATGATAAGTTGATATGGCAGAGAAACTAAAAATAGCAAAAGGAAACATAGGTAATGCGCTACATAGCATTGCCAAATACCATGTTACCACATTTGTTGATGAGGTGTTTGATGAGGATAAGCAAAAATATCAGTCGGAGATTAACGATGAACTTGACAAAAAGCTTAATCGTAACCTTCTAGCCATTGAATTTGACGATAGTACTGGCGAGCTGAATGCTATTCTAGGACAGGACACTACTATTAAGTCGGTGGAAACAGATGAGGATGGCAACGTAATCATTGAACAAGAAATTTTATAAAATTAATTATATGGTATCGACAAAATTAAACATCGGTAAGATTCCTATTTCAAAGGGAGAGTACCAGGAGGGTATTGCTTACCAGCGATTGAACCAGGTAACGATGCTTGGCTCAACGTACCAGAGCAAGATTGACGACAATACGTCTGCTCCTGCCCAGATGGGAGCGGATGGAGCCGTTGAGAACATCAACACGGACAAGTGGCTCTGTATTGCGGTTGGAAACGTATCAGCCGCAAAGAAAGTCGTGTACAATAACGAGACCAGCGGACTGGAGGCTGGTAACGTGCAGGAAGCCATTGATGAAGTGATTTCCAAAGCCCCTACAGATTTGGATGATGCATATGATGCAGATTTATCACTTAGTGATGGCAAGAAGGATATTGTTCAATTCAACAAAGGACATATCAGAACAAAGAATTTTGATTCTGAGAAAGCTACTGCTGAACTTGCAAAGAAAGCTAACACTGAGGACTTGCCTACAGATTTGGATGATGCAGATGATGCAGATTTATCACTTAGTGATGGCAAGAAGGATATTGTTCAATTCAACAAAGGACATATCAGAACAAAGAATTT